TACTGGGGCACGCACGCCGGGGGGATGCAGAAGGAGGTTTCGGTCGGGGAATGGCGCAACATCGTTTCGGCGTCGCAAAAACTTTACTGGAACTTCGGTCCGGTGGCGGGAGCGATCAACGACAAATCAATGTTCGCCGTGGGACGTTCGTGGCTTCCAAAGTTTGAAGGCGCGGACAAGGCGTGGGGCAAGGTGGCCGAGGAATGGCTGCGAGGGCAGTTTTACGAGGTCGCCTTTATCGACGGCAATGATTTCCAGACGGGACTTTTCATACAAAGCGTCGCCGTGGATCGCGACGGGGACTCCGCATGCGTTTACACCGAGACGCCGGACGGCTACCCACAATTCCAGATCATTCCCTGGCACGCTATTGGCGACCGCACCGGAGCGGACGTCGTGCAGGTCGGACCGTACAAAGGATTGCGGCAGTACAACGGGGTCATTTTTAACCAGTACGGGCGCCCCGTGGCCTACCGAATCCTAGGGCAGACTCCCGCAGATGATCGCGACGTTTCCGCTCGGGACATGGATTTCATTCGGGAACCGCTTGCGGTTGACCAAGGGCGGGGACTTCCAGCTTTCACGCCGGCGATCATCGACCTTCGCGACCTGACAACCGTGCAAGGCTACGTCCGCGAGGCGGCAAAGCTGGCCGCGACCATTGGGCTGATCGAGCACAACGAACTTGGGATGGCGGACATCAGCAACCCGGCATTTGCTTTGAGCGACCACGCGCCGCAGTCGAAATTTGCAATGGAGGAACTCTACGGGGGCACGACCCGCTATTTCCGCGCAGGCGCCGGCGCAAAGCTCGAGCAACTTAAGTCGGAGGTGCCCTCGGAAGCGACCGATCGATTGATGGAACGGCTAATCCGCAACGCAATGCTCGGGGCGGGGATGCCACCGGAATTCTATTGGGATCCATCCAAAATCGGGGGCGCTTCGGTTCGGATGATCATTTCCAAAGTGAACCGCACCGTGGCCGACCGGCAGGACCTCCTTAAGGGAGTTGCTCGACGCCGCGTCGGGTACGCAGTCAGCAAGGCCATCAAGCGCGGAATCCTTCCGGCGTACCAAGGCGCAGATTTGGGCGGGTCGTTAAAGTGGGGCTTTACTATGCCACCGATTTTAACGGCGGACGCCGGATACGCGGGACAGGACGCTCGCGAGGCGTACAAACTTGGAATGCGGAATCTTTCCGACATCCTGGGCGAAGCGGGCCAAAGTCTCGACGAGCACTTGGACCAGCGCGAACGCGAAGAACTGGCGATCCGCGAACGGATGCAACGGAGCGGTCTACCGGAGTCCGCGTTCCGAATCCTTACACCCAACGGCAACCCGGCGCCGGTCGAACCAGCACAGCCATGAAGTTTCAACGAGTCATCGAGCAAATCTATTTTCGCCCCTGGTACATCACTCCGGGGGGGCATCGGGCGGTCCGGCAGCTAATCCAGTCCAAACTTGCCGCAAACGGCGGGATGGATATGAGCGCACTGATCAACCCGCGCGAAGAAATGGAGGTCACGCCCGACGGGATCGCGATCATCCACGTCTGCGGGACCCTTGGGAAGGGATTGTCGCCAATTGAAAAATCGTGCGGATCGACAGACTACGAGCAAATTGCCGACGAAATTGAAGACGCATCCGAAATGGGCGTTCGGGGACTGATGCTGGAAATCTCATCCCCAGGCGGGACGGTCGTCGGAAACCACGAAATTGCGGAACTCGTCCAGTCTTTGGAAATCCCGACGCTGGCCTATTCCGATGACATGGCATGCAGCGCGGCGTACAATATCGCGGCATCATGTGATACCATCGTCGGCGCCCCGTCTTCAACGTGGGGATCGGTCGGGTGCATCATTCCTTGGGAGGACGAATCCGTCATGTGGGAAATTGAGGGCAAGCGATTCGATCCGATCACAAACGCCGAGGGGGACCTCAAAAGCGCAATGCACGGACCTAGCTTGACCCCGGAGCAACGGGCTTCACTCGAGCAGTATGTCCAGGACGCTTTTGAAATGTTCCGAGGTAATGTTCTCCGCAACCGCGCGGTGCCGGATGAGGCAATGCGGGGGCAATCGTTCTTTGCTCCTCGGGCGCTGCAAAATAATTTGATCGACGCCATCGTTCAGACCGAAGAGGAGGCGTATCAAATGCTTTTGGGAAAATTGTGACGAATGGTGTGGCGGGAGATCCGCCGACGGGGATTTATGCTTTTCTCCCCTAGGAAACAGAGTCACTCCCCTCACCGGTTCGCTGGTGGGGGGTTTCTTTTTGCGCCAGTTGACAACAGCAAAAAAGGTTATGGAAAAACCCACCACGCTGTCGTCCGCCATTGAGGCGCTCGAAGCATCGTCCACCAAGCTTCTCGCGCTCGAGGCAGACCTGACCGCGGCGAACGCAATCATCGCCGAGGCATCCGAATTGCAGCAGGTCAAAGCAAAGCTCGAGACCGACAACGCGGACCTTTTGGCAAAACTCAACGAGGCAAACGCGCAACTCACGGCACTCAGCGCAAACGCGCAGACCGTCGAGGCACGCGCCAACGAAATCGTTGCATCACTCGGGGTGCCCCCCGTGGCAGTTTCGCCGGAGCCGGTCGAGGCAACGAAAACCAAAGCTGACCTCTGGGCCGAGTACCACAAACTTCCAGTCGAAGCTCGAAACAAATTCTACCAATCCAACCGCGCAGCAATGCGCGACTAACCACAACCACATCAGACTCTTACTAAATCATGAGTAACACAATCGCAGGGGCTAATCTGGCGGAAATCGCCCAGGAAAGCCTTCCAAATCTCAAATCCACCTTTGCGCCCCTCGGCGCGCTGACGACCGATTTCTCCTCGGACATTTCCAGCCGTGGCGCTTCGGTAACAACTCGTTTCCCTGTAAACCCAACGGCAATTGACTTGTCGAGCGGCTACACGGTCAACGACGTTTCCATGACGGCAAAGACGATCACGTTGAATACTTTCTTCGGCTTTGTCTACGGATTCACGGACGTCGAGCGGTCGAAGTCCTCGATCATGCTCAACGAGCTGTTCATTCAGCCAGCATTGCAGGCACTTGGCAACAAGGTGTTCGGTGATCTCTGGAACTTGGTGACCGCAGCAAACTTCGCGCAGACCGCGCTCAACACGACCGCAGGCGATTTCGATCGCTCGGATTTGGCCGACTTGAGCGCAACGCTCACGGGCGACCTGAAGGCGCCTAAGCAGAACCGTTCGGTTGTTCTGAACCCGACCTACTACGCGTCCCTCGTGAAGTCCCTCAACAGCGCTGAAATCCCCGGCATCACCGCGGACAAGGCAGAGGGCGTCGTTCCTCGAGTTGCCGGATTTGATGTTTATCAGACGGACCTCGCCGACGCGAACAGCGAGTTCCTCCAGGGCTTTGCCTTCCAGAAGGCGTCACTCCTGATGGCTGGACGTTCGGTCGACTCCACCGGCGCCGCTGCGGCTGGCGTTGAAGTGGCCGACGTGGTCATCCCTGACCTCGGACTGCCCGTACAATTCAGGAAGTGGTACGATCCAGACCTTGGAGTTTTGAAGTACTCCGCGTCCCTATTATATGGAATGAGCGTGGGTCAGAACTTCGGCGTTCGCATCATCAACGACTAATTCAACCCGCCTAGGCCGCCCCTCTTAAACGGGGGGCGGCTTTTGGCTATCCTGAGATCACCATGACTAAAATTGCATTTGTTACGCGCCGGCTGACCGGAGCAAAGCCTGAGATCATTTTTTCCTCGGACAAATCCGCCGAGGCAGTCGAGTTTTACCGCGCATTCAAAGGCGCCGGAGAAATTTCCCTTTTTGTCCACCCTACGCCTGAGCGGACTAAGAAACTCAAGTCCGAGCCGGTGGCGGCGGAACTTATTCAAGACGCACCGAAACGAGGCCGCAAAGCTGTCCTGTGACGTTTCACGCAATCAACGCCGAGGCCGCACGGAAGTCAATTGACTTCATGGGGCAGACCTTTGTCTACAAGGGAACGACTTACCGCGGAATCATCAACGAGTTGACCGCGGACGGGGAATTGCAAATTGGCGGAAATCGCGACACTTTCGCCGCATCGGTTTACGTCCGCAAAAACTCGTTTCCGGTTCCGATGATTGGCGACCGGATTACGGTCTCGGGTGTGGATCGCTACAT